ATTGTTGCGTTCAGCCGCAACCCACTTGTTACAGACCTTGGAAATGGCTATGCTGTTCAAGTTCAGGTCCGTCCCGCTGAGGCTCTTGAGTTTATTTCTTTGGATGTAACTGCGACAAGAAATCTTTAATCATGGTGGGGGTAAAATACCCCTATGATTAAGTTAGGAGATTAAAAGTGGCAAACAAATTACCAGCATTCTTGGACGGAGCAAGGCTTGTCGTTAAAATAGACGGTAAACCGTTTGCTTTTTGCGAGGCTGTTAGCTTTTCCGACAATATGGCTTCGCAGTTGACTATGGGTATCGGTTCATACAGCCCCCATACTAACGAACCTATGATTTACTCAGCTCAAGCATCTCTCAGAATATTGCGTTATACCACAGCGGCCTTGGGATTGAAAGCGCTTGGAAGAGGCGACGCAGATATTCCCGATATGAAGGGCAAAGTAAACGCAATCGCCAGCACAACCGGCATGACTAATGACAGAGCATCGGATGGTAACTCCATGATGATGCTTAATAGTTTTTCTCCGGTCAAAATGCTATTAGAATCTACTTTTGATATTGAAGTTTATACTCGCGTTGGGGAAGGAAATGCCTTGTCAAGCGCTACGTATGTAATGAGAGACTGTCTAATTACAGACCTTTCTATTCGTTTTAACGTAGGCGCTCTTGTGTCAGAAGATATTTCTATTGTTTGTCGTCTAATTGAAGACAAAGATGAACGTATTACTAAAGGATAAAGGTAACTAACAATGGCAGCTCAAACTCCATTTTTTATGTCTGGCCCAAGACTCCTCATTAAAATTGATGGAGTAAAGGTTGCGTATGCTGTTGGTCTAGACCTTCGCGTAAGCAGAAACGTACAGATTGTAAATACACTTGGTAGCTTCGCTTCAGTCGCTATCCAAGCAACAATGTATAACGGCGTTTCTGGCAGTATGCAGATTGTTCGATTGCTTGACTCTGCCTCTCGCAACACACTAAGTGCAAACGCATCTGCCACCAAAGCCGATGATAAAAAAGCTTTAACAACACTTCCTGAATCATCTTTAACAGGTCTTAATACTCCAGACGCTGCAGGAACGGCAGGTACGTCAAATTCAACCATTAGTGCCACAGAAAACCTTAAAAGACACTTAGACCCTACCTCAGTGCTAGTGTCTTCCACATTTGATATTGAAGTGTGGCAGATGTATCCAAAAGTAGATGCTCTAAAAAGCACTGACGGTACATCGCTAAATAATAAACAAGGTGTTCTTGTAAAACACTTTACTGTGCAAAATTGCAGACTTAACTCTCGTTCAGCGAGTATTTCTGCAGGACAGCTCCTTACTGAATCATTCTCATTTACTGGCACGTTGCTAGTATCTGAAGACCGTGCAGGCGGCGAAAGAGACACTGCGGACCTATCTGGATTTGGTTCGGCAGTCTAATCCGACTTGACTCTTTTAAGGCCCATGGTATAAAATACCTCTAGATGACCTCTAGGGGTATTTCCTTTTTTTGGAGTAATATCATGACTTTAGTGCAACTGTCTAAAAATACAAACAATAAATACTCCTCATCAGATACTACCCTAAAGACGTTTACAGTCCATCTTAACGATGGTTCTGAATTGGCTGTCAAGGCGGTTTCTTGGCTTATTTCAGATTACGGAAAAGTTTGTTTTTATATGCAGTCGCCAGAAGAGATTGCAAAAATGTCAATGAAAGGCCAAGAGCCAATTGCTGTCTACGCAATTAGACGCAGCATGGTGGATAGTGTTGCTGAAGCGGGCGCTGTTACTGTTACTGTAAAAAGACGCGGACGTAAGCCAACAAAAAGAAAAACTAAAAGATGAGCGGTACCGGCAACGCATGGAAAAAATCTATGGAAGAACTTGGGCAGGCTTTTAAAGACGCTGCCGAGCGCGACAAGGCTTTGGGTAAAAATCCAAAAGTATCTCTTCCACAGTATATGTCAGGCGCTCGCGCATATGTTGTTGTGTCCGGTGAACTCGTCGCAGTCTGTCAAGATTTCAACTACACTATTGACTTCACTCCAGAAGAAACTCGTACTATTGATACTCATGTTCCGTGGGATATTTCTGTAGGCCAAGTTTCTATTAGAGCCTCACTGAGACAACTTATAGACCCTTCAGAGTCACCTGAATCCCAAGGTTTATGGGCAAACATGGCATCTATTATCCATCAGCCACTTATTGAACTTGAAGTGTTTGATAAGCTTGGCCAGAAGATGTTTTATGCAAGAGGTATGTTTACAAGAATCTCAGGAAGTGTTACAATCGGCTCGTTATCAAACAGAAGCGTTGATTTTGTTGGAACCGCTTATGCTCACAACGTGACCCAGAGTTTCGTTCCTTATAAAAAATAATTAACCCATGGTGAGTTTATGGAACCGTATTTGGCCGAGCGCATTGAAGCCGCCAAGAAAAAAGCAAAACAAATTATTGATGGAAAGATTGATGACGAGTCTGACTTGAGACTTGTCTTCCAGTTTGTTTTATGCCAAAAGTACAACATGCCGATATTTGACCCATACTTTGAAGAAAGAACTCTTGACGAACTTATGTTTGAGGTCTATCTTCATAAAGAAGTTGCAGCCAAAGCTGACCCAGAATTAGCCAAAGAAGAAGTGGCTGATTTTGTCAGAGAGGAAGCAAACAAGGATGAGTATTGGGAAGACCTAGACATTCAATCTGACGATGATTTTCTAGAACAGGCAAAAAGAGATTTTGGTTTGAAACAGGAGCAAAACAATGAGCAGTCTTAATCCTATTATTTTTGTTGAGCTGGATGTTGTTGGAACCACAACCGGTGAAAAATATCAGGGGACTTTTGAACTTAAAAAGTTTCTATCTCACAGAGATATGACTGAATCATCCCGTGTGGCCAATAGGCTGTCTACAGGTCTACGTCGCCCACCATCTTACAGTGTTCCTTCCTTGCTTGCAGGAATTAAGGACGCTCTTCAGAATATCCATGACGAGGTGGCTCTAGGTGTAGAAGATAAAGACAAGGTCGCTCTAGTGGCAAGTGATGAGGCTGTACGTCGTGTTATCGAAGGAATTCTTCCCGAATTGAGAGATATTGACCAACAAGCCGAGTTTATTCAGATGCTTGCAGTTCTTAACGCTCATATTGTCAAGGCTCCTGATTGGTGGAAACCCAAGAACGAAGAGCTAGGTGGTTATCATTTGTTGGACTATACCCCTATTCTTGAGCTTAATCGTCAACTTTCAGAAGCACAACGCCCCGCCACCAAAGAAGAAAAAGACGAATAAGACTTAAAATGTCATCACTGTAGTGGAGTGCCCATAGTGTGACACGCATAAACGTAGACCTATCAGATTTATTAGCCCCTATTAGGCAGATGCGCGAAGAGATTCAGAAGATGAATGAAGCTCTTCGCTCTACTGTGCAATTACAAGCACAGATGGCTGCTCACCAAAGGCAGGCGGCTGGCGGTTACTCTCCAACTAAAACAGGACTAGCTCTTGAGATTCAAGATAGGATTGCTGCACGCGGTGGGCCCGTAGGTAGCAATGTCTATTCAATCGGCACAGGCGCTCCTGTTCCTCCGTCTAACATTAATCCCGCAGGTATTCCATTAGGTGGCCCTCTTCCTAGTGCCCAATGGCAGCTTTCTCGCGGTGGCGTAGGCATAGCTCAAGCGTTTGCTGGGCAGGCCGGATTTCAAAATGATTTGGCGGCCAAAAGAGAACGCGAAGAGGCAATTAAGTTACTGTCAGGAAGCGCCAACACAACAGCAAAAATTCTGCTAGATGTATCTAAAAAGATAGAGCAAGAAAGAGCCGCTGCTTCAGAAACGCTTAAACGAGCAACCGAAGAATATGGCAGAGCATCCGAGGCCGGAGCCAAAGACCTCGCTAAGTTTGCAAGAGAACTCGACGAAGCAGCCAAGAAGTTTAATAAAGTCAATCAAAAGGCCGAACAGTTTTCTACAACTCTAGATGACTTTATTAAAAAGGGCGGCCCCGGCGGCGGCGGTGGCGAAGGTGGCGGTCGTGGTGGATTTGGTGGTTGGTGGGATAAATATGGTGGAAAGGTAGGATTTGGTGCGTCTGCAGTGGCAGGTACTGCTGCTCTTGGTTTTCAGCTAGGCGGAGCATATGCAAATGTTCAGGCCATGGGCTTTCAACAAAGTCTACAGGCAATGCAGGCTATTCCTCAGAATATAGCAGCGGCTGAGTCTCTTAGGTATCAAAAGTATATGGCGGTTGTGGCTCCCACAACTGGCGAGCAGATGCTCGAAGCGTATGGTAACTTACTGACTCCCGGTAAAAAGAAATTTTCTTATTTGGGAGTAGGCAACAGACAATCACGCGAAACAGAAGCAAATAAAATTTTTGAAGAAGAATTTAAAGTTTCAGAAGCAGAGCGCAAAGCAACAACGCGAAGTTCAATCGGCAGTGCGATTGGGCAGGCAGCTCTTTCAATCGGAGCAATTGTAGGCGGCGTAGGTTTAACTGCAGGAACCGTAGGAGTTGGTGCGCTTCCGGGCTTAGCTTTAGCAGGAGCCGGTGTAACTGGTTTGGTTGGTGCGGGCAAAGACCTGTTTACCAATATCACAGGTGCCCAGACAGGACTGGCTGGTCAAAAAGAAGGCGGTATTTATGACATGCCCGGAGCTGGTTTATTTTTTGATAAACCTCAGCAAAATGCCCAAGCAGTTAAGGCCATGTATCAATCCGGTGCTATTCGTCAACGCGAACAAAATGAAAGAATGCTTATAGAAGCTGAAAAATCTAGATTTGATTCTCGTCGTTTAGCTATGGGACTTGATGAAAATTTAGCTGCAATGAGAATGAGAACTGCAGCAACCTCCATGGCAGGTGGAGCTGCTGTTTCGGGGTTTGAGGCTTTTAAAGGACTATCCCCTGAAAGAGCCGAAGCTTTGGCCGGAAGATATGCCAAGTTAGGCTATTCAATTCCAGAAGTTGGAAATATTTACAACACCTATGCAGGCATGATGGGTACAACCAGAGGCGCTGACCGTCTTCTTGGATTAAGCCGTGCGGGCGTTGGTTCTGTTGAACAGATGGCCAGCAACGTACTAGGCATCTCGGCTGTTTCTGGTAAGCAAGGAGATACCAAGCAACTTGAAAATATTTTTGCCAAGGCTTTTGAAGCAGGACTTAAAGGCGCTCCAGCTATTCAAAGATTCTCGCAAGCAGCCATGGAAATGTCTCAGGCATTAAAGATACAGTCGGCCACAGGCGCTGCAGGATTTCTGTCTACTTTGACAGGAGCGATGGCTGGTAAGTCTGGCTCAGCCATGATGTATATGGATGAAGCCCGCTCAGGCTTAATGGGTCTTGCCGGAGCGACCGGTGCAACAACCGGACTTATGGGAACGCTAAAAGTTCTTTCAGGCGCAAGTGCGGGGCTAGGAGTCGGCACCGGTCTAGGAGCGGTTAGTCGTTCAAACGTTGTTCAGGTGCAAGAGGCTTTACAGCAGTTAGGCTCTCAAGGCGACTACACCAAAATGACCGGCTTGGCTCGTAGAATGGTAGGCGCTCAAATGGCAGCAGGCATGACTCAAACCGAGGCAATTGCTAAAGCCAGAAGAGCACTTGAAGGGCAAATGACTACCCAAGTTGCTCCGTTCTCGGCAGAATATAAGCGTAGAACAGGGAAAGACTTTTCTACTATTCAAGCTAGAGCAAAGGAAATGTTGAAAAAAGGAGATTCAGAAGGTCTTCGTAATCTCATGTTCCAGTTTGAAGATGAAACTGTAGGTATGGCCGGCCTTGAAGCCGAAGGCGCGGGCATGGCGCTGTTAATGACAGGTGCTCCTCCCGGAGACTTCAAAAAAGGCCAAAGAATGTTGGCCCAAGAAAAAGGCAAGGGAGCCGCAAAAGCAGCAGCAGATTTTGCAACCGTTAACTACAAGCGTGTACTAAACTCAGCAGCGGTCGATGCGGCTAAAGGAATTGACAGAACTGTATCCGATGAAGAACTAAAGACTACAGCCGCTGGCATGGGAATTGATACAAGCAAGGCGAATTGGAAGCAGGAACTTGGCAAGGCTGCAGGAGTTGATGTTGGTAAGGGAGAGAAGTTTACTTTTGCCAAGCTAGCAACTGCCATGTCTACGTATGCGGACAAAGATACACAGAGAACATCACTAAGCATTATCGAAGCTTTTGGTCCTACGGCGGTGCAACAGCTTGCTGATGCGGTTGGTGGGACTCCCGCAGGCGGCGTGATGCCCGAAAAGCCATCCGTAAATTCACCTAAAACTCCACAACAAATTCAACAAGAGAAAAATAGAGCTAGAACTAGGTCGGCAGTTGGTAGTATGATGCCGTAAGGGGATTTTTATGAAAGTGAAATATTTAAATAATTCAACTAGATGGGATATTATCCTATTTGATTATCTTGATGATATTCCAACTCCCGACACACCCAAAGTCGAAGTCCATAGTGGAAACAAGGGAGTTGTTTCAATTGGCATATCAAGGTCAAAAGCTTCTATTCAAAATACAGCCAGCATTCGCGTTGTGGGCGATTTGCATCCAGCCTATTCAATCGGCAATTGGATTGTCATTAAATCAAAAGTTGGCAAGTTTACAGAAAAAGACAAAAAGTTTACAGAAGTGTCTCCCCTTAAAGAAGGGATAATTAGATTCATTGGGCAGATTACCACTATTGAAAATAGTTATTCAGTCGAAGGCTCCGGGGTTCTTACCAAAAGAGCTACTATTCATATTAGAGAGTGGTCTAGCCTGTTAAACATTCCTGTACGCATTGACGCGAACTCGATTTCTAGCTATTTCAATCAAACTCAAGAGGCGTTGGGTAGACTTAATTTAATTTCCAATACACAGAAAAGTTCAAAAATTAATATTGCTGAATTAGCTCAAAAACTGATTGACCCCTTTGTGGGGGCAGGCATGGTGCTATCTATTATTGGCGGCTTGAATACAGACCCGCAGTCAGGAGCAAGCTTAGGAGCAGACTTGGGAGAGTATGAAAAAGTAATAAGTATTTCAAAGTTAACTTCAAGGATGCCAAGCCTACCTCAAGAACTGTTAGATTATTTGGAATTGCCAAAATCAACGCAAGCTAACAATGCGTTTGCAACAGGATTTACTAACACACTGTTGGGTGTAATGTACGCCAATACGACTTTTGAGGCATCTAAGCAAGGGGCGTTGGATGGATACGGCAAACAGCAACGCGACCCAAAATCCTTCAACGGATACTTTAAAAGTTACGATCAACTCAAATCAATGTTTTCTAATTATCAAGATAGGCCAGTAAAAACAAACTTTCTTTCATCTTTAGGGCAAGGTTCTTCAGCTTGGAGCTTAATTCAAGAGCATATTGACACCACAATCAATGAAGCTTTTACTGACATCTGGTATTTCAAGACAGAATCAGGGGCGACTACTTCCTTGCCTATGATTATTCTACGTGACAAACCATTTGCTCTTAAAACGTTTCTGACAGACCCGGACAATCAAATTAAGCATACAAAGTGGACTGCGTTCGATGACCTGCCCAGAGTCTTCGCCGACGACACTATGATACAAAGCGTATCTACAACAAACAGCTTTTTTACATCTCCAAATTTTATTATGCCTCAGCTACAAACGGGCGAAGTAGGCTCATCAAGAAACGACGACCCTACTACGGTATTAACAACAGCCGTACACCGTATTATTGATGATGGAGCTATTAACAGGTTTGGAACTATTGAACATTATTGGAATACTGTTTACAGTGCCCCAACAGCCAAATCAAGCGAGTCAGGCGTTGTATATGTTCCATGGTTTGAAGATACTAAAAAACTAATGTACTATTGGCATGCCTTGAGTTATCGTTTTGGAGATGCTAACTTGACTCTCAAGGATAATAACTTGCCAATTATGGTTGGTTGTAATCTTTCTTTTCCTATGGGCAAGAATGTATTGTGCGGCCATGTTGAGTCAGTAAATTGGAGTTTTAATATTGGTATGGACGGAATGGCCTCTACAACAACCAATGTTCAACTTTCTTACTTGTGCAAAGTAAAGGACGACGGGTCTTTAACACTGATTGGCCCCGCAGGTTTTACGGATTTGTTTGACCCAGAGTTGGCAGATTCTGATATTAAAGAGTTGTTTAAGTTTCCAGAATTTAAAATTAAAATACCTAAGTTACAAGAATTGCTTCCAAAATTAAATTTACCTAAGTTACCGAAAGTGCCATTCTGATGAGCAATATACCTTATGCACCATCAATTTCGGTTGGAGAGATAGTCGCTGTTCAGAAGCCGAATTCTGACACAGATAGGGTGACTAAGTATTTTGTAAGAATTGAAACAGAAAACGGAACATCAACCTTCGTATCTAATGTTGTTGCATCTACCTTTATCGGTGGAGTTGCAGACGGCTTTAAAATTTATCGTCGCCCAACTACGGTTGACGATAAATCATATGAAATCGACGACAAGACCCCGTTTGGCGTAGGCGAAAGAGTTATTGTTGCTTTCATCAATAACGATATTAGACGTGGAATTATTATTGGTGGCTACAACAGAATTGTAGACTTGATAGAACTTCCTGAGCCAGAAGAAAAAAAGCCCCAGATGCGCTTTCAGTATTTGGGCATGATTTTTGATATTGATACCAAGGGGCAGCTTACGATTACCCATACGGGTGCTCCCAAGATTACAGACAGCCCTAGTGATGTCCCTGAAATAGACGAAAAGAAAGTTTCAGTCTTAACATTAAAAGATGATTCAAGTTTTGCTTTTGTTGACGCTAATAAGCAGTCCATCGTAGTAGATGCAGCTAAGAAAAAGATAGAAATATCTTCAGACAAAGAAAAAGTGTCTATTGACCAAAAAGGCACTATTAAAGTTGAATCATCTAAAGAAGTTATTATTAAGGCACCTAAAGTGGCGCTGGGAACATCTTCTACGGAATTACTTGATTTGATTGATAAATTGTTAGAGGCATTACAAAAGGCAGCACCTCAGCTAGTCCAAACAGCAGTAGGGCCGGGAGCCATGGACCCAAATTTGATTACCGCAGTAGCGGAAATAAAAGTTAAATTGTCTCAGATTAAAGGCAAGGTTGAATGACCCGCGTCTCTTAAAATAGATGTAGGGAGAGTATAGCGTGAATTTAAAGTCTTTAGTAAAACAAGCAGTAGATAAAGTAAAGACTAAGATGGGAATTGGGCCTCTTCCAAAACCCAAAGACGACCCTAACTCTATAGCAAAATTACTTGAGAGCGCTTATGCGGGAGACGCACCTTTTTATTCTGTTACAGCAGAAGACTGGTATAAAACATTTCCTTATAGATTTAAGATAGTTGTAAAAGGCAAACCAACTTATTACTGCTTACCTATCCCCCCAGAAGCCCTAAGTTATCAGATGGTATCGGCCTCTCAGCTTATTCCGACTCTTGGAGGAGTTGTAGAAGAAACATCACCAACTGTATTTTGGCAAATTGCCCTATCGGGAACAACAGGTATCGGCATTAGTCGTCCATATGCAGGCGATAAAGACACTTTAGATAAACCAGCCTCTGGTGAAAATAGTTTCAGAACCGTATTAAAAGGTGGTCTATTGGCCAACACTTTTAATAAAGTATTAAACGCAACCGACGCCGTTAAGGGTGCGTGGGGGCAGGGGGCTGAAGGCGCATTTGGTCTATTGGAAGGTTTGGCCTCAACAGCTCAAAGATATAATACTTCGGCGGTTAAGAACTATATCCCTGAAGAAAGCCCCGGCTCTAAATTAGCCTCTGCCGTAGGATTGGACTTCTCTCGATTTGGTTCGCAAAAGCCGAACGCAACCAACGGCTACGTAGAAATTCATTTGTTGCATAACTTTCTAAACTCATATTCACACTTGAAAGAAAACGACCCTGATAATGTTAACCTTTATTTTGAATCACAAAAAGACAACATGCAATGGCAGGTCATTGTAAAGAATTTTGGCTTTCAGAAAAACGCAGCACAGCCATACTTGTATAAATACAATATTGTTTTGCAGGGATTTGATTTATCCGAAGTCGGCGGAGGCGCTAGAACTCCAGTAGACAGATTTGGCCCCGATGGTGACCTTGGAGGAGTTAGCTCATTTACTCTTAGCGGAGCGAGCGAACGTGCTCAGTCCTTAACACGTAAAATAAGCACAAACCCACTAGGGTTGATTGCTTCTAAACCACCAATTATTTGAGGCTTGCAGTGGCTTATACGTATTTAGACCAAGTAATGACCGACTATCTGGGGTACGTGAAAGTATCAAAGAATAGTCCGTTTACGTTGGCCGACGTACAGACAATTGCAATCAATAGATGGGACTGGGTTGTTCAGAACTGGGAACTCAAACTACACCCTGAATTTAAAAGAACTTTGCCTAAATCTGATTTTTTTATTAATCTTCTTAAAGACTTAAACAACGAAATTACAACTCAAAAAATATTCCCAACAACAAGCACCAATCCTTTCATTAACTTAACTAAATTTATTAAATACAAGCCCATTCTTTCCTACATATCTTTATCTGACATCTCTTTGACACAATCAGAAGCGCTGGTTCTTAAAGAAGAGCAGAAGCGTTTATCTAATCTTTCTATTACTGAATTTACAGACATGGCGTTTTTCTTGCGCAGCAGCGCAGCCACTGCAGCCCAGATTGTCGGCTTAGGCGATGACGATGGTGCAATCGTACAGGGTTTTTCTATTACAGAAGCACAAAGAGGATACTCTCCGCAAGAACTAGAGCAAGTCAGTGATATATTTGACTTAGCAGACGAAGTCGATGGTATTATTTATTTTCTGCAGCAACAGACGGTGCAGCAGCCTAACTTGCTCGCTGTAGCCAACAGAAACACTGACCCAGATTCAAAAGTTGTCTTTAATCAATCCTACACTACCGCCGTATCTCTTCCATTTGTGACCTCTCTAGAGTACATGGCAGAGCAGTTTATGGGCAATAAGGACTATTGGTTTGATATTGCCAGCATCAATAATCTGCAGCCCCCCTACGTAGACACCACAGGAGCAAAAGAGTTTCTATTGGGGCCGGGTACATTGGCTTCAGTCAAGATTTCATCAAATAAAGCAAACGATATAAAAGTTGGAACAAAAGTTAAGGTTGGTTCGTATACTGTAAGAGAAGAAACTCGTTCTGTCTTGAAAATTGTTAAGTTTGATGACGGTACGATGATTCTTTCTCTGTCTGGCACTCCAGACCTAGCCAAACTAAAAATCTCTGAAAAAGCCTATGTCAAAATCTACAAGCCACAAACAGCCAATGAAGATACGCTGCTTCTAATCCCTATTGACGCCGAGTCTGCGTTGGTTGAGGGTAAGCAGCCATCCCTCGATGTTCTCAAGCGCCTAGACAAAGCCCTATTAGACTTTGGCGTTGATATTCGCAGAGACGAAAGAACAGGCGAGATTCAAATAGGCAAGAACGGAGACTTTGATATTGTTTATGGAATGCCAGCAGTCCGTCAAGCCATTCATTCATTAATGTCTACTAATATCAATGAGTTGCCTTTTCATCCAGATTATGGCGTTCCATTTGCCAACTCAATTGGCGACAGATTCTATGGCAACGTAGAACTTGCGGCGGCTTTTTCCGAAGTATTACAAGAAGTTATTCTTGCTGACGGTAGATACTCAAACGTTGTCATTCAAGACTTAACCGTGACAGAAACCTCCGTGTCCATCAATATGATTATAACGGTAGACGGCTCCAATGTCATAATTCCCTTGAGCTTTGTTTCAGGCTAAATTCTTCTTGAAAAATAACATAGTTCATCTTAAAATAGACTCACCTGAATCTTATTGAGAGGTTGAGCAGTGACAGTTACTATTAAATCAAAAGAGCAATTACTTGGCACTTGGGTCAGACGTATTAAAAATAATACAGATATTACTGACTTTCAGCCCGGCGGTGCCCTTGTAACATTGATGGAAGCAGTCGCTCAGCAAGTCTATCAGGCACAACTCTCTGTTCTCAAAGTTCTCGAAGTTACAGAAGTAGATAACCTTACAGACAAAAGACTTGACGACCTTGCTGAGTCTCTTAAGATTCCCAATGGTCAAGGCGGAGTAGGCCGTCAGGCAGCATTGCAGGCAACTGGTTCAGTTACGATTAGTTCAGGTTTCAAGAAGATTTCAACACGCGCATATGCAGGTAAGCCAGCCCCTTATGCGGGCTCAAAGACTCTGTATGTTCAAGATGCTTCAGAGATGTTTGCCAAAACTCCAACTAACGGCAAGATTTATATTGGCCGCAATACAGTAGACTCTTTTGAAGGCCCAATCTCTTATTCAAGCATCTCATCAACGGGTACATATTGGATTATTAATCTAGTTGACCCTCTGACTAAAGACCACCCCTATACAGACGAGATTGTTCTTGCTCAAGGCGGCGACAGAAACATTAACGCATCAACAACTGTGCAAGTGCCAGCTTATTCAGACGCTCCTGCAATTCAATTTACGACTGATGCGGCAGTTATCCTCCCTGATGGAGAAGACTCCATCACTGTTTCAGTTACGTGCACTCAATTTGGCGTTGTGGGGAATGTTGCTTCAGGCGCTATCTCTGAATTTTCAAATCCACCTTTTGCCGGTGCAACTGTTACCAACAATTTGCCATTTGTAAATGGTGCCGACACTGAGTCAGACGCTTCGCTCAGGCTCAGAATCAAAGATTATCCAAACACGCTTGCTCGCGGTACAATTGGCGCAATCAACTCGGCCTTGTTGTCAGTTGTTGATGCTGATACAAAAAAGAAAGTTGTGTCTGCTTCTGTTATTCGTCCACTTGAAAAGGGCGAGCCAACAACAGTTTATATTGATGACGGCTCTCTCTTGGAGCCAGTCTTCGCTGGTCAGGACTATGAGCTTCTTTTGGCAAGAGCATCTGGACTTGAGCAAGGTTTTAGAACTGCTCAGGCTCCAGTGACTCCCGCCATTGTGACTGCAGCTCAACAAGCCCCTTATGTTATTCAAGCGGGCATGTCGATTACATTCTTGATTGACAATATTCCCTACGTTTATACTATAACTCCTTCTAATTACAAAGATATTACAGCAGCAACCGCTTATGAAGTTGTCCGTGACCTCAACTCAGACGCTGAAGGTATCCTAGACTTCCGCGTTATTGATAATGGTCGTCGTATCGTTGCTATTGATAGAACAAATGCAGCGGAAGAAATCAGAGTTATTTCGGGTGACTTGCAGGCTGTCTTGGGATTCCCAACTGTTTCTCAAAGACCAATTTACCTATATAAAAACGGTATTCTTCAGTCATTTAAAGGACAGACAGCAACAATTTCTTCAAATCCATTTTCAAATTGGTCAATTACAGGCGCTCCTTACACAGGACTACAAGCAGTTATTGACGGAGTGACCGTCAATATTGCAAGCATTACAAACACCGACTTCTTGTCACGCTTTGGTGTGACTATGGCAGTAGCTACTGCCGACAACTGGAGAGAGATTCTTCAGTCAAAGATTCCCGGCGTGACTGTTATCTTCCAAGACAACAGATTTATTATTACATCAAATAAAGAAAACAACTCATCGAGCGAAGTAACTATTACGGCTGGAGATTGGATTGGAACAGCGTCTCTTTTCTCTCCTAACCTAGCCGATAGAACTTCTGTAGGTGCTTCTAAAGACTATACATTCAACAGATATACAGGTGATATTCGCTTCGTGTCTCGTTTACAGGCAGGCGATATTGTTGAGATTGCATCTATAAACACTCGCGCATTCGTCAAATCAACAACCACCTCAAGCGGCACTTACGACCTATCAAACGACTATCCCGGATTTGGACAGTCCAAGATTATCGTTGCCGTTGATGGTTCTGTGACAGTTAAGAGCACAGGAAACACCACCGGTGGTATTATTGAAGTTACGGACGTTGATGTTAACGAACTGACTGTTTCTCTTACAGACCAACTGGGCAACGGACTCTTCATTAATGCTGCAGTTGGCGACTATCTATATCTTACAAACATTAAAGAAAATGCGATAACCCCTCTCGCTGGTTTTAAGAGCGTGGCCGACACTGCCGTTGGATTCTACAGAATCAAGAACATCGTGCGCGGTGTATCTAATGTAGACACAATCGTTATTGAAGTGTCCTCATTTCAAGCATCTTCCTCGTTTGTGCTTGCAGATGAGTATGATACGTCATACCAAGGCGCTCCTGTTTTTAAAATCTTCAGTTCAGCAGTCACACCCCAAGTTGTCAGTTTTACTCCTTCAGCGGCAGTTATTGTGGAAGACGTTGTTACCGAAGTTAACTCTCAAATTATTGGCGCGGCTGCAGAGAGAAGCACAGGACAGTATTTCTTTTTGAGAACAAATACATATACAGATGGGGCTATCTCGATTGTAGCCGCATTTGGTAAAGCAGGTAATTTATTTACCTCTGCTGATGGCACGAGCCTTCAGTCCCACGTAGGGTCTTCCAACTCTTCCTACCTTGATGGCGGCTTTCCCGTTGTTTCTCAAACTATTCTTCCTTCAGCTCCTGCAGCCGGATATGCTGCCAGAGATTATCTCAAGGTAGCTCCTACATTTACAGAAGTGACTCAGACATCCGTCAACCCTATTGCACAAGCAGCTTCGTTTGTGTCTAGTTACCCAACAGGCTTCCAAGAGACTTGGGTAACGGGTAAGTTGTCAGGTTGGACGGGTCGCGTTTACAATAACCAAACCAACACTCCATTCCAAGGAATCTTAAGAACAGACAGTGCCATTAAACCAATCGGCGCTGTTAATAATACAACTGACACTCTAGATAGATATTCAAATATTTCTTTTAGGTTGCAAGACTTGTCTCTAACTCCATACGACAAGTTTGTTGTTGAAATGGACTTGGACCCATCTAATAAAACAGTTACTTTGCCTCTATACAAAAAAGCAGTTGTTTCTGATGAAATTCTTATCAGCTCAACGGGCGGTAAGGGTCAGCAGTATTACTTTACACTCAAAGACCCAGAAGATTTTGATAAAGAGTTCTTTGATGTTACAAGTCCTTTCAAGAACTTTGACTTCAATGACTTTAAAGTCGTAGGTAAGTCCGTTGGTGTATACAAACTCAATAGTGCAGGACTCAGCGGTAGCGAGCCCTCTCTTGTAGTACGCTCCACTTCATTTGGCGGAGCCAACAAGATTAAACTAAACGTTTTGTATCCGCAGACACCAGACAAAACAGACATTACTGTGTCGCATGTAAACGTATATGAAAACGGGGAAGTGCATACAATCTTGAGCGCAGAGATGGCGTCTCAGTCAGTTGTGCCGTCTACATTATTGTCCACAGGCACTTATGCAGTTACAGGCTTTTCGACATCAAACAATCTTGCAGACATCACATTGTCTACATTCCAACCAGCTATTACAGCAGTAGCCAATATTGAATCCTTATCTCCCGCCTATAACTTTGTAGTATCAGCAAGAGCGTCTGGCTTCCCCGGCGTTCTGGGCAATAATATTGAACTTACTATTCAAAACACTGGCCGTCAGGTTTTGGCTAGTACGCAAACACGCACTATTTCAAATGTTGCTAGAACAACAAATACAGTTACTATTACGACTGCATCGGCTCATGGGTACTACGCAGGACAAAAAGTCACGGTAGCTACAAGCGGACAACCAACCCTCAACGGCACATTCACTATTGCAACTGCTCCTACTTCTGTAACATTTACATATGCTCTTAGTGGTACGGACATACCCTCCACCTCAGATAGTGGTTCGGTACAGCTTGCCAACTCGACGACAGAAGTATCCAATGTTACAAATGTTTCTAAAACATCTCAAGTTGTTACTATTACAACTGACAAAAACCATGGCTACAAAGTTGGACAAAGGGTTACGGTTGCGGCCACTCCAACAACCGCAGTAAACGGCACATTTACCGTTGTAAGCGTTACGCCCACAACCTTTACCTATAGCCAAACGGGCGGAGATATTCCGTCCACAGCCAATACAGGAACAGTCACCGGACTTGTAACAATGGTGGCTCAGTCTACCAAGAAAGTTACAATTGACTTATTTGGAACGACTCCGGATGCCACTAAACTTACAGCAGCCCTATCGGTCAGTACGTATCTTGAGACAGTAACAGGAACAGGCAATCTGTCTATCAACCCATTTGCCTATGCCTATTCGGCAGAGGTTCCGGCTAAAGTTACCAACCCCGGCCCGAACGTCATTACATTTACGATGAACCAAATTGATTACGGTCCCGCTATTCGCGGTGAGTATGGTAATGTTTGGTCAATTCAGTGTATTAATACCGGTTCAGCCGCAACTCCGTCTGTAGCTGTAGACCGCACAACAAGAGAAATCACAATCAACCTTTTGGGTAATACAACATATCCTCTTTCTAGCTTGCCATCCTTATTGGATGCTGCTCTACCCGGAGCAATCACAAGTTCTAGTTACTCTACCAGCCCATCTATTTATTTGTTGACTTTTGCAAAAGTATTTTTTACAGGCGGAAAAAACACATTTAACCTTATTTACACAAGCGGCGGAGCAGACCAAACAGACGGCGCGTTTGCGGGCCCATATACCGCAAACAACTTGTTACAAGTATTGGGTACACAGACAGCAACATCAATGCCAATCGGCGTATGGCCAATTGTTGCCAAGCCATCTGCAGCAGAAATTACCATTCGTGTACCCAACTACACGGGACTTTCTGCAGCAGCCGCTGTCACCACAGTCTTTAATGCGTCTCAGTATCAGTTGCAATCTTTCCCGACCGCGCCCAAGTCACTTAAAGACTTGGCCGACGCCATTAATGCTTATTTGCCAGACACCCCCATTGTTAGTGCCGAAACTTTAGGGTTAGACACAACCGACGTTTTAATTCCAAATCCGCCGGAAGTGCCGCGCTCTACTTACATCAACTACACAAATACAGCATCGCTGCCTGCTTCTATTACAACTCCAGCGGCGGCTTTGCTGTTCCATGTATTCTCAGCAAACCGCTCAGAGGGTTGTTCGATTTATGACTACAACTCAACATTAAATGAAATCAAAGCTACAGCCCAATCTGCCGACTCTATCTTCCCAAGCGGCAATGCAATCCTTGGTACATCTTATTCGTCAATTGGCGAAGAGGTTTACCTTATGCCAACCAACGCAGCTACTTTTAACCGATGGGCAAACTTTGCTCCAGCGTCTTCGTTGCCTATTCAAGCCGACATCGCTCGCGCCGAAGGTGCAAGCAAGATTCAGATTTCTTCCAAGCTCAGGGGCACAAGCGGAGCCGTTTATCCTAAAGACACTCTTGCAAACAACTATAAGACAGTTGCGTTGGACGCTGCATCTTCTGAAAACGGCTCGGCATACTTCCCATTGTTGACCGCCCAGACAAAACAACTTCCCAAAGATTCGGTTGTCCGTGTCACAAATGGCCTGACAACTGATATGCTTAGGCCATTCCGCGTTGCTTCCCCGGTTGCCAATCGAACTGCGGCAAATACGGAAAACGAAAAGACATGGTTTAGAGTAGGTACAAACATTATTTATGAACAAGCTGACTCAACTCACGGTCGCTTGTATTTCATGAGAAATGGACAGTCAGGTACGATTGCGGGAATTACGGTTACCGCAGTAGAACCTTTAACCGCTGGCACAACAATTAACGTGACATACGACACCCCCTCTGTTGGCCTAGCTACAGTTACATGCTCTGCAGGAACACTGTCGGCACGTATTGGCGATATGATGTATGTTCGTTCGGCTGGATTCCCCGCTGAAGTTAATTGCCCCGCCCTCAACAGCAACCTTGTTATGAGCAGCAGTCTCTACAGTAATCAGTACGGCCTCAGTGGCTACCCCGGTTACCCAGTCGTTCAAGTTAATGACCCAACGAGCATTGTTGTTATCGCCCCCGACTTAACACAAAACCATGCCCTAGTTCTTGCTGCGGCAACAGACCTTGTCTTTGTTCCTACTGTCTATACAGAGAAGAACATTAAGACAAACTATAAAGCCGGCCCCCAAGGCGTTGAAGTCTTAGGCGATGTATCAACTCAGGGAACACACGCAGAAGCGATTGCCGGTGTCTATTCATACGGTATCTTGAAGAGATTGTCTGATGGGTTCTCGGCCTTGATGTTGTCAAATACATCGGACAACGTCACCGCTCCCGACTATGCAACTGACACTATGCTATTGGCCGAGTGTGGTGTGAACTCAGATGATTATGTGTTCTTGAATGGTTTTGGCTCAGGAGCCGATGGCCAATATCAAATAGTTGCTCACGATGGCAAAAACTCAGTCATTTTGTATAACCCAATCCTTCCAATTGAAGATGTTGTGTATGATACTCAAACAAGAAATACAAATGAAATTGGTAAAGTTTGGTGGGGTAAGCAGGTTGAAGTTGCAGACACTGACCCACTAGATTACACTATTGACCCTCGTCCAGTACGTATTGTTGATGCTGAGTCAGTCATTCCCGGCTGCAAGCTATCAATAGCCTCTGGTGCGCAGGGGTCAACAAACTGGTTCCCAACCGCACTAACAGGAACATGGACTGTAACAGAGATTGGCTTTTATGGCCCATCGGCTGATATTTGCCAATACATTGAATTTGAAATGCCTAATGGCGCTCCTCCAACGCCTTTGCAGATTATTATTTCTGCAGCAAACGAAGAAAATATTGGTTTTATCGAGAAGACTCCGTTCTCTGCATTCCGCCTTGTTCAGGGATGGTCTATCGACCCCAAGAACACAGAAAACTCACAGTTGTATTTGGCTCCTGCAAAGTCATACCAAAAGATTTCAAACTCTCTTGGTACAGAAATTGCATGTGTTCATAAACTTGGATATGAAACCGCTCCCAAGACAGGCATCGACGGATATAAGATTTTCGGTGGCTTGATTCGAGAAGCACAGAGAACAGTTGATGGCGTACCTACGTCTATTAGCCGTTATCCCGGAATTAAGGCTACAGGTACAGACGTGTCCGTATTGCCACCAATTCCTCGCTCTATTGCGGTGACATTCAGAGTTAGAACACGCGACGGTATTTCAATCAATACGATTGCCGCCGTAGTGCGTTCAGCAATTGCTTCTTTTGTAAGTAGTCTTGGTCTTGGACAGGCTGTTATTCTCAGTGAGCTTATTAGTATTGTTCAAGATATTCCGGGAGTGACTTCAGTAGAAATTATTGAAACTCTGCCTCTCGCAGTTGACGGAAGAATCCCAGTAGCAGATAATGAAAAGGCAGTCGTTATTGACCCGGCAACAAACATCAATGTTGGACAGTAAAAATGTCAAATGTTCGTCAATACTTGCCATTAGTGGCTAGGCCAAATAAAGAGCAAGCCCCTGCTCTTAATGCCTTTCTCGACGGCGCTGATGAGATTGTTTCTCAACTTGAGCAATACTCAGAATATGCTCAAAATCAGTTCTTTTTTACTACAGCCGATGCCGAGTATGTGTTTAAACTGGCGGCTCGAAATGGATTTTATCTTCCAAGAGATGCCGGCCTTAACGTCGAAGGTCTTAAGCCACTAGCTCCTCTTATGATTAACCAGCCCAAGACAACCCTTGCGCTGCTTATTCAGATTATGGAGATTTATTTTTCTCAGCCATTGTCGCGTCCAAACATTGTATGCGCTCAGGCTGAGCCATATCGCCTTAGAGAAGGCGACGACCTTATTGTTAAAACTCGCGAAGCGGAACATAGACTCACTATTGACTCTACTATGTTCTCTAATCTAAAAAACATTACGGCATCTGAGCTGGCCACCTACATAAACTCAATTCAAGACCATTATATTGCTGCTGTTTTTTATGACAGAGCTATTGGCAAAAACAAAATAAGATTGATAGCCAGTGGTTCTGGCCCGAATGAAATCATTCAAGTGACTGGCGGAACACTACAAAACCTTTTACTGTTCCCTAATGTTATTCCAACAACCAATACAGTTCAAACACGTTGGCTAATATCTAAAGTTGCCGACTATTCAGACATTATTACTTTTACGTATCAAAGCGGACCGCTACCGTCCGTCTTTTTGACAAAAGTCGGAGATATTGTCACAATTAGAAATCAATTTGACGTAGGGGCAAGCGGCACTGTTAATATTCCTATTCAGGACATTTTTGGAGACGACGTTATTGATAATAACGGTAACCTAGTTACGGTTGCCGTAAACCTCATTCAAGGTAACTATTCTGTATTGAACGGCACTTATGAAATTATAGAAATGGGGTATGATTACTTTAAAATAAGAAACAAGTATTTAAGACTTCCTATCAACAATCAGGGTGAGTTACTTCAGCTTTCTCCAAGAGATGTTATCTTTACAGAAAACGTACCTCATAGAGTTTATGAACAATCTGCCTTTTCTTATTTAAGTGAAATGACTGATGATGAGTTGGCAATTACAGTGCCAGCGGTTCCTCCTATCGTCAAGCGCTTCCTTGAGGGCGCATGGCATATTTATGGCATCAACCATCCTGTTCAGGACTTTACTCGCTCATCCCTCAAGATTAGCGTGGCAACTAGCATACAGTTGCCTCCGCAAGGAACTACGTTTGTATTAGAATCTCCAATGCTTACAGCAGATTATTCTAAGAAAAAATTTAAAATATTGAGTATCAATACCACAAATGGGATTATGGCTCTCGATACATCCGAAGAATATGCTGTTTTACCTTACACAAGCCCTGCGTTAGTCGGAGTTGCTAATCCATTTTTCTGTGACTTTGATTCTGATATGGTTGAGTTGGAATTTGATTATCGTCACGGATTAATTCAAAACTCTCAAATTATCATCAATTCGGCTACAACCAACCCTGCCAACAGCCTTAACCTTAACGGCACATGGACTGTTAATAAGATTATCTCTCCCACTAAGATTTCTTTTAAGATTAATCAAAAGAATATTGCGCCCCCTCCGTCATCAACAGCTATCCTATATGCTCTTGGTAATAAAAAATACAGGCTGCAATATTCGTCTACCTCGGCCCTAAATCTGTCTAAGTTAGGTTTTGTTGGTAAAAAGTTTAAGCTATATGAAGACGGAACGGCCAGTGTGTTTAACTCTTATGCATGGCAGCAGTTAAAAGCACGAGTTCACGTTGTCTCCAGTGTAGGAACAAACAGCGTAGATTTTGATATTGTTGATGACTGGTCTGTTATCCCTAATCAGGTTATAGCCTCTAATGTGAAAATTCAAACAACAGAGGTACATTGGGGCGGCTCAAACACGACCTATTATTTTGATAAAGCGTCTCAAAATAACCAAGCAATGTTTTTAAATGGCCTTGAAATGATTGCCGTAGATTATGTTCAGCCAGAAAGTCCTTTATTTTTAGGTTCTTATATTTATGACCCACAGGGTTTTGTCTATAAATACTTGCCTTCAAATGTCGGCACAAACACAAATGCTCGTATTTTAAAGGGCGAAAGCGGCGTTATTGCTTTGGTTGACTCAGCAGCAGACTTCTCCTTTGAGGGCGGTTACGTTGTATTTGATTATGGCACAGCCACAGAAGAAGGCCCGGTTCGATACTTAGCTCTTTCAGGAAATCAAATTGTAATAGACCCAGCCTATACATTTAAGTTTTCTCATGAAAATGGAGCAACGGTTAGACAGGTCAAGCAGCTTACACCATTCAGTCCTTCGGTTAACGGCGCGATGTTTCAGCCATTTTTAACAGGAACATCAAAAGCGCGAGATTCTTTCTTTGAAATTATCAAAGCGGTGATTTCCGCTGGCGTTTTCGTTACAGAAGATGTATTGTATCCAGAGCTGCGTTTTGCCGACGAAAGTATTAAGCCTTATGAATAGTAAAATCAGCGCATTGAGTCTAATGGAGTAATCACATGGCTGTTCAATCAAGAGTCAACTGGTTAGGTGGTCAGCGCGTTGACCTGCCTGATTTGCTTGCGACTGATTCTTATACCATTAATGATATTCGCAACTTCTTGATTTCTTTGACAGGAGATACGTCTTTTGTTGTCAAAGGTCTAGAGGTTACGGGTTGGTCAGGTTTAACAATTAGTGTTAAAGTAGCAGACTCTCTAGTTTTTTGCCCAAACAACCCTGTAGCTCCATTCTATAAGGGACTTACTGCAGACCTTGACTTGACTGCAGCCCTACAGTCTAATTCAGAAATCTTCCTTGAGCTTGTCCTCGAAACATCTACCGAAGGCCCTGTCTCGAAAGGCTTTTGGGATTCATTGGCTATTACTGCAGACTCTCCCGCAGGCTCAGAGTATACAGAAACAGTAGATGCTCAAAAAGTCGTTGTTCCTAAACTTGTTCAAAGATTTGGCGGGTTTACTCCTAACTCTATTAAGATTGCTAAGATTACAACTGGCCCTTCTGATATTACTTCAGTCGTAGACTCACGCGAACTCTTTTTTAGATTGGCAACAGGCGGTACTGCTCCTGATTCTGCTTATGTATATCCTTGGGATACAACTGTCAGACAAGAGCCGCCACAGACATCTTCAATTCCGTCTCAACTTTCTAGTACAGACCCCGCATCCGTTTATTACGCTAACACTATCAACGGTACTGTACTCAACGACAAGGGCATCAAGTCATTCAAAGATTGGCTTAATGCAACGATGTCAGTATTGAAAGAAATCAAGGGAACACCGACTTGGTATCAGGATGCGGCAAGTTCTTCTGGATACCCAATCAATCTGTCCTTGTTGAGCCTATTCCTTGACTCTCAGGCAGGACATTCAATCCTTGCTATTCCATCGGCTACAGTCTTTTGGGGCAAAACAACAGCAGGCGTTCCTGATAATATTTTGCGCAGCGAAGGCGTTTCTACTGTTCAGTGGCAAATTAATTATGGCTACCCTGTTAAGTGGCAGCTCGGTGGAACATATTCTTCTGGAAGAGTTTACAGCAACGTAAACTTTACTTCTCCGTCTATCGACGATGGCGATTCCCTTTATCTGACACTACAGAGAGAGGTAAGACTTACCAACAGCCCTGTGGATTGGAAGCCAACAATTTCCCCCGGTGGCGGATTAGACTCAACTAAATCAGTCGAAGGAAACGGTCTATTCATTGGAGTTGCCGTTGGTGACTATATTAAGAAAGAGTCAGATGGTATTCTTTCTTATTACAGAGTAGAAAAGCTCTATGACGGAACTTCTGTATTTACGACAGAGGGTACAGTATCAGATGCCACTATCCGTGCTGTAGAGCTAGACAGAGTTATTCCTGCGCAGACATCAGAGCCATTCAGATACTTCAGGGCAAGATACTCCAATGCCGACTTGCAAGTCAGAGGCGTAGGCGATGTTCCTGCCAACGACGTAAATTGGTATTGGATTGGTCGCAGAACAGGCTCTACTTTCTATTTCAGAGACTATGGCAACCTTTCTGAAGGCGAAGAGATTGAAGTTATTGATACTGGAGCAACAGACGAAAACCAAAACGATTTTGCAGCAGAGCCAATTCTCGTCTTAAACCCAGATGTTGCATATGTCTCAAACGTATTGGCTTTTAACCCAACTCTTCTTTCTCCAATCGACAGCACTGTTTATCTTTCTTTCCATAAGAGAAAGACAAACAACCGCATTAATTCCGATTCAACTCAAAACCCCGCCATCTTTACGTATCAAATGGACAGAAACGTCACATTGGGCGCGGGACAAGAACTTTGGGTAAAAATTTCAGACAGTTATTCTGCAACTCCATATGTTTTGACATCTGGCAGCGTAGATGATGTAAATACAACCAACGTCTTTGAAATTAGACAACCAACTAACTCCCCTCTTAGAAACTATGACAACCGCCAAGTCTTTATGTTGGCCAAACAAGTCACTATTGGCTCGGCTTCATACGTTGTGTTCTTTGACGGAACAGTTGTCGGGGCAAAAGGCAGAGCTACCCCACAAAGACTTCAGATTGAAGACGTTTGGATTCACGATACTGATGTAGACGTGACTTCGACGGCAACTGCAGCTCGTTTGTTTGAAAATGCCAATGATATTAAAGTTGGACAGGCTTTAAGTGTAACTCGCATTCAGGGTGCTCAGTCTGTCAAAAGAGCCGATGTCTCAGGAACTTACTCTGTACTATCAACAGACCATATTCTTTCTGTTGACACTTCAACTGGTGCTGCTACACTGACACTGCCAGCAATCAGTTCAGTTGGAGACGGCCATACAGTGATTATTAAAGATAAATCAAATAACTCATATGTTAATACAATTACTGTAGTCAGGACTGGCTCTGATACTATTGACGGAGTTGCTGCTTCTTTTGTTATTCAGTCTGATGGTGCGTCTTATGTTTTTGTTGCCAACGCAGTTTCGGGCGATTGGGAATTGATTTAAAAAAAAGAGGTTTTTTATGAGTAATGTTATTGACTTAAAGTCAAGAATGAAACCTAAAACACTCGCCTCTATAGTGCGTCGCGAGACGCTTGGAATAGATTTGGATGCAACTCAAATCTATAAATTGCGAGTCGCTGCTGCGGTATGGTTTGACGCTGATGATGCAATTGTTGCTATTGAGAAAAAAGAAGAAGATTACAAAGTTCTTGTTAGCCCAATTAACAGAGATTTTTTAGAAAACAAATGGGAAAACTTTGGGCGACTTGATTGGTTTTGGTTGCGTTACATTAAAAGAAAGCGCGTGGGTAAACATAGAGCATCGTCGGAAGAGTTTCGACATATGCTTCAAAGAACAATGAATATTGAAGCAGAAATTGATTTTGTCAGAACTTTGCCCGATTTGCCTGAAATTCACCCATCACGGTCGATGTGAAATATGGCAAAAGTCACTGAACAACAACTAGCGCAGCAAAAGGTCTTGAAAGAACTTCAAGAGGCATACGAGCGCGATTATCAATGGCTTACAGACGAAGAGCGTGGAATTGCCGAAAGGGCGTTTTCTCAACAAAAGACATTGTTTGTTAGCCCTTCTCAAGAAGCCGCGTTGTTTGGTGTGTATGCCATGGGCAGGACTGTAACCCAAATTGCCAGACAGTCAGGACATCTTCCCGAAACCATTGTTTGCAGCTTATTGAAATACAACTGGTGCATGAGAATGCAGATGGCTAATCAACAGGCCGATGGTTCTGTATTGGAAGTGTTTGGCAAGGAAGCCATTGACACCATTTTTACAATGACAAAGATTGCTATTGAAAACGACCTCAAGAGAATACTGGCCGGCGATATGTCGGCAGCAGATTCTGCGTTTGTTCCCAAAAACATTAAAGAAATGAAAGAGTTTCTAGGAGTTGTTGGAGAGGTCCATAAGATTGATGCTTTTATGAGGCTTGGAGCTAAACAGCCCCTAGTAAACGTCAGTAATCAAACCTTGACTCTTAACAATGGGCAATCACAGACACAAACCCAAGTGACTGATGCCCAGACTGTAGAATTATTAGAAACTTCCGAAAAGAGGATAGAGGCGCTGAAGGCGCTAGAAGAACAGTCGAACGAAAAATGAGGTGATTTATGTTTAAGTATTTGTTATCTTTTATTTTATTGGTTGGTTGTGTTAGTCGTCCTGCTCCTACCCCGGAGCCGCAAGATGTTTGCGCGACTCTTTATGACCCACATCTGTGTCTTATCACTATAGACTCAACAACATTTGCTGGCCATGGCTCAAACAGGTGTTTGGCTTTAAGAAAACTTAAACAAACATTGATTGAACGCGGCCATAATCCTTTGTTAATTCAGCGGGCTGAGTGCGGAAGAGTTTTTAATTAAAGTTATTTGATTCTGTGACGATAAGCTATTTATGGGGGCGAGTTATGGACGCAAAAACAGCTAGACAAAAAACACAAGAAGCTATTAATTCTCCTGAAAGAAAAGAAAAGCTAGATAGGCTGCTTAACGAGTATATGCCTAAAGTCTATAGCGTTATAGAAAGGTCAATAAATGCAGGATTTTATTCTGCAAGTGCTGATTTTGCTGGACTTACTACAGATAAAAATTTCACTCATATTTTAGAAAGGCAAAAACTAACTTTGCCGGTTCTTATTAAAACTATTGTCCTGCAGTTACAGGATAATGGTTACGTGGTTTATGTTAGCGACGACCTAAAACTAAACATCAGTTGGGCTGAAGAATCTACTCAAGTTTCTTAACATTCAGACGATAAGTTATTCATGGGGGTGAATTATGTCTTACATTGTGATGATTGAATCTGATGCTGCTCCAATGACAATGACTTCTTGGACTGTCAACCAGTCCTTTGAGTCTGAGTTTGAAACTCTTGCT